TATCGCTACAGACAAGGACTCTGGATACAATGAGCTAGGTATATTAGACGAGAATCCAGATAACTTTGAAGATGGCGAACCAGATGAGGAAACTCCTGATCAGCCTGAAAAAGAAGATGATAAGCCTGTTCCGAAAGAAATAGTCAAAGCTGAAGATGCAGATGTAAAATTTGAAGAAAAGAAACACCCAAGAGCAGAAAATGGACAGTTTGGATCAGGCGGTGGCGGTGCTAAACCTGAAGTAGCCAAAGGTAAAAAAAAAGAAACGATAGCTCAATCTCCTAGCGCAGCCCCATCTAGCGAAGCTAAACAAGCTGGCTCTAGTCAAGGCTCTGCTACACAGAAAGTGAAAAAGCTATCTAACGGTGGCTACATAGATAAGCAAGGATTCGAGAGATCACCCAATCTGACACCTAAAGAACGCAAGGTTGAGTCAACATTCTATGCAGCCATTAAAGCTAATGAAAAGGCTCTTGTTGATAAATACTCGCAAGACTTTGGTAATGTAATTGATCCTGACAGCGTAAAGAAACTTGATCCTAGTTTTGCCAACGACCTAACATTGGCTGGTGCTGTACATGAACCAAGCTCCTACCTATCCAAAGTTATATGGAAAGCTGCCCTAGAAAAGAAGGCTGCTGCCAATGATACCTCTCCCACATTGTTTACTGCCGGAGGTAGTGGATCAGGTAAATCAGAAGCTATGGACATGGCTATGGATATACTGGGAGCTAAACCAGATGGTCTGATATTTGATTCAGTATTAGGCAACTTCAAATCTTCAACAGAGAAGATTGATCAAGCTGTGAATATTACAAAAGGCAAGATAGATATTGTATATACCAATGCTTCTCTATCCCTAGCTGTGCAGCTCAACATGAGTCGCAAGCGCACCATCAAACTAGATGCTTTGATTGATGCACACATGAAAGCATCGGAGAATATTAAGGCATTGACCAATCATTACAAGAATAACAAGAGAGTCAACATAACTATTGTAAACAATGGTGGCTATCCTCCATTCCTTGAGCAAGGAGAAATAGCTAATGTGCCAATCTATACAGACAGGGAAACCATAAAGAAAAAGCTGATTGAACACGCCAAGCAGCTGGTTTCTTCTGGTGTAGTTAAGGATGGCGAGAGCAAGTTAAAAATGCTCCTTAGTTAGTAACGGTTACGCTGCAGTCTTTTGGCAGCAGCAAGTCGAATCAAGTCTTGTGGAGTATTGAGAGCTGGCAACATTTCCAATGCGCGGATCATGTTCTTCAGCATCACACCAGTATTACCGCCAGCTAGTACCATGTCAGCATACTTGGCTGGTTGATTCTTTTTTAAGTCTTGATAGTAAGTTCCCATTTTATTCTCCTTTAGTTTTTTAATTAACGCGGTAAGCTGCAATCGCTGCCTGCATGGCAACTGCTGCATTTGCCATTGCACCACCAGCAAGTAAAATGACTTTAGCCTCTTTATCTATCTTGGCTAAATCCATAATGTTGAACTGAACACCATTACCTAATATTCTGAACATGGCATTAAGTTTTCCTTCAACGTATATACGCCTCAGATCATTAACTTTTTGAACTTTTTTCATTTCGTTCTCCTTATCGTGGGTTAGTGAGTACAGTTACATAATATACCTATTTAGTATAAATGCAACTCTTTTCTTACTTGTATCAAAAATACAACAACTATTATATTTGTTGACATCATGCCAAATTAGTATAATAATGGCTATGTAGTTTTTTGATCAACCCACGAAAAGGAGAGCAAAATGAAAAGAGAACCAACAAACCATGCAAAGGCTGGCAAGTTAATCCGGGGCTATATGAAGGCTCAAGGAATAGTCGGCACAGTCAGAGGTGAGAGATACGCAGGAGGCGCAACTGTTCGTGTTCATGTAGAAGATTTAGTTCCAGCGCAATACCAAGCATTAAAAGAATTTGCCAAGAATTTTGAGTACGGCACTTTTAATGGCATGGAGGACATTTACGAATATGACAATGTTCAGGCTGACCTTCCACAAGTAACCTTTGTCTTTGTTGAAAATGCAGTCACTCTCGAATTGCGCCAAAAGATTTGGGATTTTGCGAAAGGCTATTACACAGGAATGGAAGATGCGCCAGCCAATGTATTAGAAGCCAATCAATTCTTTCACGCTGGTTTTAATCGCTACGGACAAGAACTGATTTACCAGTTGTTCGATGTTGCTGGTTATGGTGATACCGCGTATTGGAATTTTGTAAATGAAGTGGCGGTGGCTGCTTGATCAAGAAGCGCAGCAGGGGAGGACTCGGTTGCGTTCCTTCCGCTGACGATATTATCAAGGCTAGGGGAAACTTATCTCAAGCCAAAGCTGCCAATTTGATTTATACTACACAAGCGCGTTGGAGCAATTACGAAACTAACAAGAGTCGTATGCACCCAAGCTCATGGGAGCTTTTCTTAATAAAGAAAACGGCAATGAGGGAAGGAGAGCAAAATGGAATTTGAAGAAGCTAGAGATAAATGGCTCAAAAAGCTAAACGGCAGGACTCCAATTGAGTATGCTGCTGACTTGGAAGAAGAAGAAGATGCCAAGGTAGCCAAAAATATGACTCCCGAATATCTAAAGATATGGGAAAACGCAGCTAAAGAAGCTGATGCAGAAGGCGGTTAACCCAGACAAAGGTATAGTCGGAGGTGCATTAAGACCAAACGCAGGGATCGCAGCAGACTTTGCAAAGCCCATTGTTGGTCTGGTAGAGCTAATGTGCAGAGATGTCAAGAGAGAGCTTGTAAGAGCTTTTAAGCAGACAGACTTTGGCGTTGCTATGGATGCCTCGATTTCTAGCCAGACTAGAATAATCCTCAACGCCCTGCTAATCAAATGGCAATCACGATTCAATAAGACAGCTAAAACAGTTACGGATCGTATGATTGACCGCACGATTCGCAACTCTGCAATCACTCTAGCTATGTCCTTTAAGGAAGCTGGGGAAGCATTTAAGATTGATATGTCCTTCAGTAATGCTCAACTAGCAGATGTAATCAAGGCTAGTACACAGGAAGCAGCTAATCTGATCAAGGTTATACCGCAGAAGTATCTCGCAGATGTGCAAGGTGCTGTAATGAGAAGTATTACTACAGGCAATGGGCTAAAGGACTTAGTTCCCTACCTGACCAAGCAGTATAAAGGCAATGTGCGCCATGCACGATTGGTTGCCCTAGATCAAACTCGTAAGTCATACCAAACCATCAATACATCTAGGCTCAAAACATTGGGCATCAAGAAGTTTATCTGGGTGCATAGTGGTGGAGGTAAAGAACCAAGACCGCTGCACATAAAGATGTCTGGCAATGAGTACAAGTTTGATGATCCACCGTACATTGGTATGATGTATGGGCAAGAAATTCGGGGACTACCCGGAGATTTACCGAATTGCAGATGTATTTGCAAACCTGTTATTAATTTTGATTTAGATGAATAAGGATATGAAATGAAAGATAAACTAAACGCAATAGAGGCATCTAGTGCTTCCATAGCATCACCATCTACTCTTGGTGAGTCTGCTTCAGCCAAAGGTGTGTATACATTCAAGTGTTTTGACCGTGAAGGTGGTTCGATCATTTGGGAGCAAATATTTAACAACGTAGTATGTACAGTTGGTAAGAATCTGATGCTAGACTCATCCCTAACTGGCTCTGCATACACCGTAACTGGACCATACATGGGATTAATCTCATCCGTTAGCTTTACGGCTGTAGATGTGACTGACACAATGTCATCACACGCTGGATGGAATGAAGCTGGCTCTACCTATGCTCCAACATTTGCTGCTCGTATTGCTCCTGCCTTTAACGCTGCCTCTGGTGGCTTGATTGACACTACAGCAACTAGCTTCACCATGACAGGTGCTGGCACACTAGAAGGTGCTTTCATAGTTTACGGAGCAGGTGCAGTAACTACATTGATGGATACGAATGGCGTATTGCTATCAGCAGGATTGTTCACAGGTGGCGCACAACCAGTTAACAGCGGTAACTTAGTGCAAGTTACTTACTCACTAAGTCTATAAGGATTACATCATGTTATTTAACAAAGGCGATAAAGTTACCCAAGTTCTACCAGCTCCTATTGCTGGAACAGTCGAGGGATTTGCATTGGATCAAACAACTGGAACAGTTACTGTATTGGTATCCTATACAGAAGCAGGGAAGGCTCATAAGCGTTATTTCAAAGAATCTGAACTAGCTAAGTAAGATATGTCTTTAATAATTAAGGACAGAGTTCAGGAAACCTGCTCTGCTCCCGGCACAGGTGCGGTCAGCCTTCTAGGAGCAGTTACAGGGTTTCAGACATTTTCAGCCTCTATTGGTAATAGTAATTCAACTTACTACACGATAGCTGATCAAGCTGGAGTAAATTGGGAAGTGGGCATTGGCTCGTATGCAACTTCTGGCAATACTCTGACACGGACAACAGTTCTGTCATCGTCTAATGGTGGATCACTAACTAACTTTAGTTCAGGCACACAAAATGTATGGTGCGACTATCCATCTGAAGTAGCAGCTTATTCAAGCAATAATAGCTCTGCTACCGCAGGACAGGCTCTAACCTTTCAAGGAGCAGGAACTCCACCTGCTTATGCAGCTGTTGTTGCATCTATTACATCTGGCACAGGCATATCAGCCTCGCCCTCTACTGGTGCAGTAACTGTCAACATTGATTCTACTGTGGTAACATTGACAGGATCGCAGACACTTACTAACAAGACTTTAACCAGCCCAACATTGACAACTCCTGCGCTGGGAACTCCTGCGAGTGGAGTAATGACCAACGTAACAGGAACGGCTTCTGGTCTTACAGCTGGTAATGCAACTGCATTAGCTACAGCTAGGAATATAGCAGGTGTATCTTTCAATGGCACAGCTGATATTAATATTCCATTGGCTAACCTGTCAGATGTAGCCCTATCCTCTCCTGTAGTAAACCAACTACTTGGCTATAACGGTGCTGCATGGGTTAACACAAATGCCACATCTTCATCTGCTGGTACTGGGGTTCTGTTCTATAACGCTACTCCGAGCATATCGCCAGTTAGTGCTGATAACGCTTTACCTATATTAACCCTACCATCTATACCTGTAACAACTGCAGAGCAGACCATATCTGGTACGGCAGCGGTTGTAACTGGTGGTGTATTTGTTACCACAGCATTTTCAGCATTTGCATCTGCACCTCTGAACAGAACAATTATAGATGCTGGTGTTTGGGACTTCACTACATGGATAAATGTAAGTTCAAACGCAAATTCCTCGGTCACTACATTAACACGGCAAGTATATTCAACAGTACCATTCGTGGTTGGAACGGTAACAATAACTGGCACAGGAACAAGTAGGACTGCTACGGCTTCTAGTGGCACTCCTTTTGCTACCTCTGCTATTGATGCTTCGGCTGTAAATACTACTGCTTCGTACCTACAGACACCTAATGGGGTGTATCAAATCACCGCAAGGAGTTCTGATACCGTAGTTACGATCACAACGCCTACTGGATATACCAACGAATCCGCTGTAGCTGGAACAGTATGGAAGAAGCTGTTTGGGGTAACTACGCCTGAGATTACCACAACCCCACCAAACTATATCCAACTGAATACTGTAATTACTCAGCCATCTTTTCCCATAACTGTAGCTACAGGAATTGCCATTGTTGGCTTTGTGACATCGGATAGAGTTCGAACAATCACCATTACATATAATGGTACTACTAGAAATACCCATGTAAATAGCCCACTGGCTAATGTACACAATGACTTAGCTGGTTTAAATGGTGGTACCACTAATGAGTATTACCATTCTACATTGGCTGAGTACACAGGAACAGGCACAGGAGTATTTGTTAGGGCAACCAGCCCAACTTTAATAACCCCTGCTCTAGGCACTCCATCTGCTCTTGTAGGGACTAATATCACAGGAACGGCTACAGCGTTCACAGCCAGCAACGTAACGACCAACGCCAACCTGACTGGTGGTGTAACATCCGTAGGTAATGCTGCTACTGTAGTGACCAATGCCAATTTAACTGGTGGAGTGACGAGTGTAGGTAACTCCACAACTGTTGTGACTAATGCTAATTTGACTGGCGGGGTAACCTCAGTTGGCAATGCAGCCACTGTTATTACAAACGCCAACCTGACTGGTGGAGTAACAAGTGTTGGCAATGCAGCGACTGTTATTACAAATGCCAATCTAACAGGAGAAGCTACCTCAGTAGGCAATGCTGTAACCCTGACTAATTCTGCCGTGATCGGCAAGGTAATTACTGGATATGTTTCAGGCGCAGGAACAGTAGCAGCTACGGATACGCTTCTACAGGCTATACAGAAGCTAAATGGTAATACCGCTGCAGTAGTGGGTGGTGCTGCTCTAAGTAACGATACATCGACTGCCACTCCGTTGTACCCAATATTTGCTGCTGCCACAACAGGCACACCATCTACCGTATACACAAGTAATAGTAATTACCTATATACTCCCAGCACAGGTGCATTACAGGCTAAAGAGGTGGTTGCATCCAATGGATTGTTTGTGAATAATCTTACAGTTGGTTCTAACTACACAATTCCAACAGGATATTCAGCTAGTAGCGTTGGACCAATCACCGTATCTGGTGGCGTAGCGATAACCATCCCATCAGGCAGCCGTTGGCTTGTACTTTAAGGATAATATATGTCAAGTATAGTCATAGCAGGAGATACATCTGGTTCGGTAACAATCGCAGCACCTGCAATAGCTGGAACTACGGTTATAACTTTACCTGCCACTACAGGAACTTTGATTTCATCTGGTGGTGCTTTAGGCACACCTTCAAGCGGTACGCTAACAAGCTGTACTGGTCTACCTATGACCACAGGTGTTACAGGAACTCTGCCCATAGCCAACGGAGGAACAAACTCTACAGCTACAGCATACTGTTCTTTAACTACAAATATAAGTGGAACACTACCAGTAGCTAACGGAGGTACAGGAGTAACAACAAGCACAGGAAGCGGTGCTGTTGTATTGGGGACTTCTCCTACTCTAGTAACTCCTTTGCTTGGTACTCCTACAAGTGGTGTGCTGACTAACTGTACTGGACTTCCATTCAATACAGGTGTAGCTCGATATAATAGCGGTAATCAGACATGGGGCGCATCAACCACCACTACCACACTAGCGCATGGATTAGGGGTAGAACCATCATTTATATGTATCAAGGTTAAATGCTTAACTGCTGAATACGGTTGGTCTGTAGGTAACACATTTATTATGTCAATTAATGGTTGGACATCCAGTATATTTATACCGAGAGTTGACGCAACGAATATTTACTTAGGATTTAGTGCAGTAACAGACTTTTGGAACACCACATATGGTGGAGTTAATGCTACTAGAGCAAACTGGGCTGTTATTGTGACAGCGTGGGCATAATGTACACACGCTTCCTAACACACTTAATAGGATAAAACATGGCAAGCACAATAGCAGCAATAACAACAGGAATCGGAGGCATAGTAACTACTGCCGATGCAACTGGTAATCTATCATTACTATCAGGAACATCCACAGT